CCAGAACTGATGAACCCAGCCCCGCTTCGGCGGGGTAGTCTTTTGGGGGCCGCATGGCAAAGACCAACTTTAGTCCGACGTTCCCGATGTTTCCGGGGGACGCCGCTGCAGTCACGCCCAGTGACACCGTCAACCTGCGTGAGCCTTCGGTGATCTTTGTGGGCACCACGGGTTCGTTGCGTGTGTTGACCGCTCAAGGGTCTGATGTGACGTTCAATGCTGTTCCTGGGGGGACGGTGGTGCCGCTGCAGGTGATTCGCGTGTACGCGACGGGTACGTCCGCTACCAACATGGTCAGGATTTTCTGATGTCGTTCGGGTTTGGCTTCGCGCTTCCTGCGTATCCGTTGCGTGGCGGCGGGGGGAACAACCCGTTCAATCAGCTTGGCCCGACGTTGGACCTGTCTTTTACGGGGGTGGTGACTGACCTAACCGACCCAAACGGGTACACGCTCAACACCGATTTCATCATCCCGCAGTATCAGATTGCTGCTCAATATGTAGTTTGGGAGACCGGCGTGGGACTCGTAGACAAAACCTTCTCGCAGATCATCACCTTTACCCGTGCATCGACGGCTACCTACTTCGACTCTGCCGGCGTGTTGCAGAGCGCCGCCATCGACGCCCCCCGCCTGGACTACAACCCGAGCACGCTTGCTGCGCAAGGCTTCTTGATTGAGGAGGCGAGGACGAATTCACTGCCGCGCAGCGAAGAGTTCAGTGATGCAAGCTGGACAAAGGGCGGGGCTACCGTAACTGCTGATTCAACGACAGCGCCCAGCGGGACAGCCACGGCAGACACGCTTGTTGAAGACACCTCAACCGGGCAGCACCGCGTTTATCGGTCGGTATCTGGCACGACAAACACAAACCCATATACCTACTCAATCTTTGCCAAGGCCAGCACACGAACTCGTGTCTACGTTGGTATTGCAGAGGGGACTACGTTTGTTCGCCAAGGAAATGCTGTTTTTGATTTGTCGGCGGGCATTGTTGTGAGTGCAGGGGGCGGAAGCGGAGGTGCTACCGGAGGTTCAGCAACAATTCAAAACGTCGGCAACGGCTGGTATCGCTGCACTTACACGCTGACCCTTGGCGGCACGGACACGACTATCTTTGGCGACATCAACTTAGTCAGTACAGGCACAACGATCAGCTACACCGGAAATGGAACAGCAGGCCTGTTCATCTGGGGCGCTCAACTCGAAGCCGGAGCCTTCGCCACCAGCTACATCCCCACAACGACAACGGCACTGACGCGCTCTGCTGACGTTGCCAGCGTGAATACGTTGTCGCCTTGGTATAACGCGACGGCTTCGACGCTTTACACCGAGTTCAACACTCCTGTGCCAACTACGGTAACAAACTCCGCAGTTGTTGCTGGGTATGACGATGGAACTGCAAACAATCGGTTCTCAAACTTTTATACGTCAAACACAGGTGCTGTAAACACTATCCAAGTGACCGGTGGCGCAACAAACTACACAATCTCCGCTGTCACTGGGCTGGCGCTTTCCAACGTGCAAAAGCAGGCAACACGCTTTCAGGCGGGGAGCTATGCGTCATCCGCAAACGGCGCGGCGGCGGTAACGGACTCGTTTGCTTCTGCACCGCCTACAGTCAACACGCTAAGGTTCGGTCTGCGCCCAAGTGGCACTCAAGCAAATATGTGGCTTCGCAGGGTGACTGTGTATCCACGCGGCCTCACAAACCTAGAACTGCAAACGATCACGCTGCCAGCGGGTGCGACGATTACCACGCAAGACTACTCGTTTGATTCCAACTTCACCGGCAACACGGTTGCTATCGGGTCGTAAGGAGCGAAGGCATGCCAACCGTAACCACATACCCAGGCGTTTTTGGGCCTTACAGCCCGATCACCTTCACCCGTGCCAGCACGGCCACGTACTTCGACAGCACGGGCACCCTGCAGAGCGCAGCCATTGACGCTCCACGCCTGGACTACAACCCCAGCACGCTGGCGGCTCAGGGGCTGCTGATTGAGGAGGCGAGGACGAACAGCATCCGCAACAACACCATGGTGGGTGCGGTAGCTGGGACGCCGGGGACGCTGCCGACGAATTGGACTACAAGCCTTGCTGGAGGCGTATCAAGGGAAATTGTTGGTATTGGAACTGCAAACGGCATCAACTACATTGACATCCGTATTTTTGGAACAACCACAAACACAAACCTTGCGCTCAATCTTGTGCTTGAAGGAAATACAATTGCTGCTGCGGTTGGACAAGTTTGGACAAGCAGTGCTTGGGTGTCTCTTGTCGGCGGCACTACTACAGGAATAACTAACGTATACCTTACTCAGACTGAAAGATCCTCCGGTGGTACAGATTTAGCGTATTTAAATGGAACAAGCTTTCTTTCAACAATAAATTCAAATGTACGCAGAACATATTCTCCAACTTTAAGCAACGCATCCACTGCTTTTATTGTTCCGTCACTTTGGGTAACGCATACAGGTATTGGAGCGGCTGTTGACTTCACCTTGCGCATCGGCCTTCCCCAGCTAGAGCAGGGCGCGTTTGCCACCTCCGTCATCCCCACCACCACCACCGCGCTGACCCGTGCCCAAGACCGTGCTGTAGTCAATACGATCAGCCCTTGGTACAACAGTGTGGCTGGCACCATTTACGCGGAGTTCTCGCTCACTTTGCCTGCGTCTGGGGGTAATCAGTTTTTTACGCAAACTAGCGATAATAGTTATAACAATCGTATTGTTAATAACATTAGTTCTACTGCTTTTCCAAATACCTCGACAGTGTCTGGCGGCACATCTGACGGATTTGCTTCTACAGCCGGTGCAGTAACGGCAAACACAACAGTAAAAGTCGCTGCGGCTTATGCGTCAAATGATTTAGCGATTTCTTTGAATGGCGGAACTGTAGCCACTGACAACACGGTAACCATTCCAAGTGGACTAACGCGCTTTGATCTTGGTTCGGATCACTTGGGTTTCAACAACGTCAAAGCAGGCTACCTCCGCCGCATAACCTACTACCCCACGCGGTTGTCCAACGCCCAGTTGCAGGCCATCACAGCATGACCCACTTCCTACGCGGATTCCTAGACGGCTTGGCGTTGATGCCGCTGGTGCGCTGGATCAGGAAACGCAAATGACCTACGACCCCTTCGACCCATTCAACGAGGTGCCCATGTACCACGATACCTTCCTGAAATTCGCTGACGAAGCCGAGGCCAACGCGGCGCTGTTCACCGAGCAGACCAACGTGCAGGGCGATGTGGTCGAGACGGTGCTGGTGCCCAAGTACGCGGCGGTGGATGTCGTTGGCACCATCTACAAGCCCACGGGCAAGGTGCTGCCTGCTGAGGACGAAAGCGGCGAAGCGGTGGATGAGATGGCTCCGATTGACGGCTGGCATGTCAACGTGCGCCACACCGACGAGGCCCCGGAGTTGGCACCGTACCAAGTATTTCCGGTAACGCCTGCGAGAATGTGGGCCTGATCATGGCTAAGTCGCCTGCTTGGACCCGGAAGGAAGGCAAGGCAGAATCAGGCGGTCTGAACGCCAAGGGCCGTGCCAGCTACAACAAAGCCAACCCCGGCAAGCCTGGGCTGAAAGCGCCGCAACCCGAAGGTGGCCCGCGCCGAGATTCGTTCTGCGCCCGGATGAAGGGTATGAAAGCCAAGCTCACCAGCGAGAAGACGGCCAAAGATCCGAACTCTCGTATCAACAAAAGCCTGAGGGCATGGAAGTGTTGAGATGGAAGCGACAATACTCTGGAACCTCGTCCTGACCATCCTGATCGGTGCAGTGGCGTTCTTCATGTCCTCCAAATTCCGGGAGCTTGACCGCATATCTATCCTGCTCAACCGCACGCGGGAAGAGATTGCCCGTGACCACATCACGCGGTCTGAGTTCCGGCAAGACATGAAAAGTCTCTTTGAGCGTTTTGATGCCATAGAGAAAAAATTGGACAATCTGCGTGAGCGCAAGCGGGAGATAGACTGATGGCCTCTCAAAAAGAAGATGGTGATATTCAAGAAATACACCCAACAGAAGTTTATAAACCTCCCGTTAAAAAACTGGATGCGAAAGAACGTGCGCTAAAAGTTTTGAAAAATTGGAGGGGCTCTCCAACAGCATTTAACCCTGCAGTTGGCGCTTACACAGATATGGCGTATGAGGCATATAAAAAGTTAACCGGCAATGCTCCGCTGGAAGACTTGTCGGATAAAGTGCGAAGGGCAGCAAAAGACACCCCCAAAATGGCAACAGAAAAATTTGCTGCTGGTGGTAAAGTCCGCCAAATTGACGGCTGCGCACAGCGCGGAAAGACCAAAGGGCGGGTGGTGTAGTGCCCCTTAAGTCGGAAGCTCAAAAACGGTTCATGTATGCCTCTCTCGCTGGCAAGACGGATGTCCCGCCTAGCGTAGCGAAGAAGTTTGTCGGGCCAGAGGCCCATAAGGAGTCTGAGATGAAGAAACCTATGCCTGCCTTCCTGATGAAGAAGGACGAGAAGAAGATGCCTGCCAAGAAGATGGCAAGTGGTGGCGGCATCCGTGGGGCGAAGACCGTGACCAAGACCGGTACGCCCCAAGAAGAGTTTGCCCCGAACTACAGAACGCCCGTCCGTTCTCCCAGTCTGTCTTACGCCAAGGGCGGTGAGTCTTCCCCAGGTTTAGAGGGTTATAACCCTTATGCCAAGGGCGGAATGACCAAAAAATTTGCTAAGGGCGGTGAGTCTTCCCCAGGTTTAGAGGGTTATAACCCTTATGCTAAAGGTGGTTCCGTCAGGGGCGGCGGCATCGAGTCCAAGGGTAAGACCAAGGGCAAGATGGTCAAGATGGCAATGGGCGGCAAAGCCTGCTAAGAGGTAAATCATGGACTACGCAGCCGAAGCTAAACGAGAAGTTGGTTCTCTCAGGAAGCGCTACCCCGAGAAGCCGCCTGCAGGCATCCGTGCCGAGTTGGACGCCATGAAGCAGGAAAAGGCCAATGAGGCTGGCATGAAGGTCCATGAAGGCCGCAAGCTCGCCAAAGGCGGCTCCGTCAAAGGCGGCGGCTGTGAGCAGCGTGGCCTGAGAAAGTGCAAGGTGATGTAAGTGCGTGCATCACGCGGTATGGGTGCCATCCGCCCGGAACTCAAAGGCAAGGTCAAGAAGCGCCGTGACAACACCGACTTTACCGAGTACGCCGAGGGCGGCGAAGTTGGCCTCTACGCCAACATCAATGCCAAGCGCAAACGGATTGCCGCAGGATCGGGCGAAACCATGCGCAAGCCGGGTGCTCCCGGCGCTCCTACTGCCAAAGCGTTTAAGCGTTCCGCAATGACGGCGAAGTGAAATGACAACCTCCGGCACCACTACATTTGACATGGATCTCAACGAGTACGTTGAGGAAGCCTTTGAGCGCTGTGGTGCGGAGCTTCGCACGGGTTATGACCTGAAGACCGCACGGCGGTCCATGAACCTGCTTTTTACAGACTGGGCCAACCGGGGGATTAACCTTTGGACGGTAGAGCAAGGATCGCAAGTCTTGACACCCGGTACAAATACGTACACCCTTCCTGCCGACACGGTGGATCTTCTTGAGCATGTGATCCGCACAGGTGCGGGGAACGTCTCCACGCAGACAGACCTGACTATCACGCGCATCTCGGTCTCCACCTACTCCAGCATCCCGAACAAACTGCAACAGGCAAGGCCGATCCAGATCTGGATCAACCGCCAAGCGCCCGCGCCGCAGTTCACGGTGTGGCCCACGCCCGACAACTCGCAGACCTACACGCTGGTCTACTGGCGGCTGCGCCGCATACAGGACGCTGGTGCCGGTGGCACGTACACGCAGGACATCCCGTTCCGCTTCTTGAATGCTTTGGTCGCCGGTCTTGCATACTACCTGTCCATGAAGATCCCAGGCGCGATGGAAAGAATGCAGGTATTGAAGGCTCAATATGACGAAGCTTGGGACCTTGCCTCGACGGAAGACCGTGAGAAGGCTGCGGTGCGGTTTGTGCCGCGCCAGATGTTTATAAGCTGAGGTTCGTTATGCTCGACTTAAACATCAACGAAATAAAAAGACCTAATGGAGCTATTGGCTTCCAAGGTGTAGATGCGGAAAACATTCGTAGTATTTTAAAAAATGTAGCAAAGCTGCCCATACCAGAAAATGCTTCAATGCGTGAGATGGTTGATATTTTTAAACAAAACCCAGAAGCACAAAATAAAGTAAGAAGTTTAATGCTCAAACAACCTTTAGAAGGTTTTGAGCTACCTGATGGAACAATCTCCATAAAAGACGGGCATCATCGTGCGTTTTTGTTAAACCAAGTTGGCGACAAGACGTTGCCTGCAAGTATAAAAGACTACACCGGCCCATCAAAACCAAAAGCCGTTGGCAAAGCAGGTATTGCTGCAGCCCTAGCCGGTGGCGCTGGTGCGGCCAGCGCAGGAGACCTTCGCCGTGCAGCGGGGGATGTGGCCGAATCGTTTTTGCCGCTGGGGGTAACACCATCTACACTGGCCCCAGGTACACTGACGCCCGAGCAACGCGCCGCTTCTGATGCGGCGACACAACGTAAACGCCAGCAGGAAGAAGCAGCCAAGATGAAGGCCCAGGCGTTGCTGCGTACAGGTGTGCCAATGCCAGATGAGTACCGCCAAGGCGGTCGGGTCAGGATGATCTGACATGGCTAACAGGTTTGCAAACGGCGCAAAGGCATTCGGTTTCTGCGATGTCTGTGGGTTTCGTTTCGACCTGAAGAAGCTGAAAAATTTGGTCGTCAAGACAAAAAACACACAAATCCGTTCGTGTCCTTCGTGCTGGAGTCCTGATCATCCACAACTCCAATTGGGCATGTATGAAATTTCGGACCCCCAGGCCATCCGAGATCCTCGTCCAGACACAAACACTTGGTACGCCTCGGGCCAAACGGCTATCGGGTCTATTGGTGAAGGCAGCAGAGTGATTGAGTGGGGCTGGGCACCTGTAGGCGGGTCCAGCGGGTTTGATGCGCCCTTGACGCCAAACGCCTTGGCACCACAGGGTTTAGTAGGTACAGTCACGGTGTCCGTGACCTAAGGAGCGATGATGAAAGATGTCCACAAGCACGAGCGTGCAATGCACCCAGGTAAGCCGCTGACCAAGTTGGCAAAGGGCGGCAAAGCCTTCAAAAAGGGCGGCCCCACCACCGATGACCGCATGCGCCTGGGCAAGAATATGTCCCGCGCCATGAACCAGAAGACGGGGTGAGCCATGAAGACCAAGAAACTTGCTCCTGCCAAGTCCAGCTATCCCCAAGGTGCTGAGAACCCCCGTGACCTGTGCATGGTGGTTGGGAACTCCTCCAAGGAGGTTGCTCCCCCGGCCAAAACCTCTGGCGTGAAGATGCGCGGTGCTGGTGCGGCTACCCGTGGCTTCATGGCCCGTGGGCCGATGGCGTGAGGTAAACAGTGGCGCTCTCGTACTCGCAGCTTCAAGCTGCCGTGGAAGATTATTGCGAAAATACGTTTTCCGCGACAGATTTCGGGGTTATGACCGGGCTGGCTGAGCAACGTATTTACAACGCTGTTCAGTTGCCGATCCTTCGTAAGAACGTCTTGGGCACTTTGACAATTGGTAACCAATACCTCTCAGCGCCACCGGACTTCTTGTCGGTTTTTAGTCTCGCGGTTGTAAACGGCTCCAGTTACGAGTTCCTTCTGAACAAAGATGTGAACTTTATTCGGGAGTCGTTTCCAAATCCTGCATCTACCGGAGTGCCAAAGTATTACGCGCTGTTTGGACCGAATTCTGTGACCCCCACGGAGCAGACGTTTATTCTTGGCCCAACGCCAAGCGCAGCGCTGGTAACGGATCTGAACTATTTTGGATACCCCGAGAGCATCGTGACAGCCACCAATACATGGCTTGGCGACAATTTTGACAGCGTGCTGTTCAACGCGGTACTGGTCGAAGCTGCCCGGTTCATGAAGCAAGAGCCTGACATCGTGGCCGAGACGGACAAGCAGTACGTGCAATCCCTGACGCTGCTGAAGAACCTGGGTGATGGTAAAAATAGGATGGATGCGTATCGTAGCGGGCAGGTAAGAACGCAGGTGATCTGATATGGCTATTGTTCAAACGCAGACCACCAGCTTCAAGGCGGAACTATTCACAGGCACGCATGTGTTTGGGACGGACACGTTCAAACTTGCCCTGTATGCTTCAACTGCGGACCTTGGTGCGGCCACGACGGTCTACACAACTTCCAGTGAGGTGCCCGCAA